CTTTTTTTTTAAACATTTTTTGACCTTAGTATAATATAGTTATATGATATACATTAAAAAAGATGAGGTCAATCAGATTATACTTACTCTAACTGAGGTAAGTAATATACCTAATCCTTATTATTTATTTGTTTTTCAGAATGAAATGGACAAACTTTCCGCACCTATTACATTCTACACTGCTGATAGCTCAGCTTATCCTGAAAGATTCAATCAGTTTTTATTGGATGAGCCTGTAGATTTGGAACTAATCAAAGGACAATATACATATCAAATCTATGAGTCATATACCACACCTCCAACTATTGCTAACTCTACAGGGGGTGTGATTGAAGAGGGTAGGATGGTAGTGAGTGGACCAATAGTACAATCAATTTATGAGTAATTATGGCATTAAAAGACTTTTTTAAAACAGTAAAGCATGAAATAGTAGAGGGATATCAATCATTCTCTACTCCATTCCTTAAAGTAGGAGGTGCTAACTTAACACTACCATATGTAAATGGTAGGAATCAGACTAATGGATATATCCCATTCGGGCAGGATAATCTATTTCCTGAACTACTCAATCAAATTTTCTATTCTAGCCCACTGCATGGTTCAATAGTGGGGTATAAAGTGAATGCAGCTGTAGGAGGTGGATTTAATATAGTGGCAGATAGACTTACTCCACAGGATAAGCTAGAGCTATACACACTTGAGAGAAAACTAAACATAAAAAAGGTAGTACCTGCTGTAACTCAGCAACTAATACTGCATAATAGAGTATATTTCAAGTTATGCTTTGATGATAAGATGAAGCTCACAAAGATAGTCAATCTATCTCCTGAGAAACTTAGAGTAAACTTAGATAGAAAGAGATACTATATTTGTGATGATTGGTCTAGTAGGATTGGAGTACAGGAGATAAGAAGATATACTCCTACCTGTAGAGACTATGAGCAACTATTTGTATATGAGGTAGAATGTATTGGTCAGGATTTCTATCCATTACCTCAGTACACCTCAGCTCTAAACTTTGCTTTCTTATCAGGTGAGCTTAGCTATTTTGCTAAAAGTAATATCCAAAATTCAGTATTTCCTAGCTTTGCTATGATGTTTCCCAAAAGACCTCAATCTGAGGAGGAGAAGAACATGATAAGAAATACCATTGATAGATTGAAAGGAGCTGCTAATGCAGGTAAAGCTGTGGCATTTTTTGCTAATTCACAGGACCAACTGCCAAAGATAGAGTCACTACCTACCAATGGTAATGATAGTCTATTTCAGGAGGCATCACAACTGAATACTGAGCAAATTTGTTTTAGTCACACTATAGATCCTATACTTATGGGTATTCGTACTACAGGCTCACTAGGTAATGGCTCAGATATTAAGCAGGCTTATATCATATTTGAGAAAAATGTAGTAATGCCATTGAGAGATATGGTAGCTGATATCTTTAATGAGTTACTTTTTATAGCTAAGATTGATGCAGATTTCACTATCAATAACTATCAGATAATTAACGAGGCTATTGTAGAGCTTGAGGGAGATACCTCTAAGACTAATGATGCACTTAATACTCTATCACCATTAGTAGCTACTAAAGTACTTGAGACTATGACAGAGAATGAGATTAGAGCCTTAGCATCTTTACCTCCTGTACCTGGAGGAGATAAAAGCAGGTCACAAATTGCACAAACACCTATAATATAATGCTATACTTTATAACAGAAACCTATCTAAAGAATAACACACCCATCACAGCTAATGTAGATGTCAATAATGTTACTCCTTACCTAGCTACTCAAGCTCAGCTAAGAATCATGCCTATCTTAGGTACTACATTCTATAATGACCTGCTTACTAAGTACAATGCTCAGACTTTAGATCCTGATGAGGAGGTGCTAGTTACATTCATTCAGCCTATTATAGCATGGAGAGCTGCAGAAGATGCTGTATTTGGTCTTAGTCTACAGCTAAAAAATAAAGGTCTACAGACTCAGTTTGGAGATAACTCAGCATCTGTAGATAGAGGTACTATAGCATTCAGTATGGAACACTATGCACAAAAGGCTGCGTTCTTTGAGCAAAGATTAATCAGATACCTACTTAAAAACAGAGCTTTGTATCCTATATTCACTAGTGATACTAACAGAGATACTGACTTAAGACCTATGATAGATGGTTGTGGATGTTTTTCTAATGGCTTACTAGAATGCAATGGTCTATGCTCAGGCACAGGATCTAATGGTTATAACAATTCAATCTTAATAATATGAAGCACTCAGGCGTCTTATCATTCTTAACTTTTGGCTTTGGATATCTTTCAGGTATCTCTTTAGTATTTGCTGATCAGTTACATTTCAAATTATTAGGATGCCTATTAATATCTTACTTTACTTTTTTACTAGCATCTGAAATTGAATCTAAAGAATGAAAGCACAACTATCCCTACTACTAATATCTATACAATCAGAACTATTGACACTTATATCTATATGCTTTGCATTCTTTTTACCAATAAGTGGGATACTGCTAATGATAGGAGTACTAATATGCATTGATACTTTTACAGGTATTTGGAAAGCTAAAAAGTTAGGGGAGAAAATTACTAGCAGAAAGCTCTCATCTATAATAAGCAAGCTAGCACTTTATGAAGTTACTGTGATTATGTTCTTTTTAATAGACCAATTCATACTAAATGATATCATACTTACTTTTTTTAGTGTACCATTTATGCTCACTAAAGTAGTGGCATTGGTACTAGCTAGTATAGAGGTGATGTCAATTAATGAGTCATACAAGCAAGTCTACCATTTGGACCTATGGTCATCATTAAAGAATCTACTAGCTAGATCTGCAGAAATTAAAGATGACATTAAAAAGATAAAGAAATGATATACTTAAGAGAGCAAATAGATGCTGCTGTAAAAGCTAAAGGTTATGCATATTTTGCAGGTGCTAAAGACTATGATGTAAATATTGTAGGAGTTCGTAACTCAGCACCAGGTCAAAAAGTTACTAATTTATTTGATGACAAAATTACTATATCTTATAGAGTAGATGGTAAATGGTTCTATCATGAGTGGGATGCTACTACTGAGCCAGGTAAAAAAGGAGTAATGCAATTCCATAATGCTAAAGGAGTAGCTAGATTAGTTCCAGGACAATATAAAGGAGCTTATGCTATATCTATGCATCAGGGTAAATATCAGGCAGTATGTCAAAGATTAGCAGATGTGACTGTATGGAGAGATGGTGATAGAGATATGACATTTGATGAGGTTAAAACAGATACAGGAATGTTCGGAATCAATATACATAAGGCAGGTACAGTATCTAGCTTTGTAGAAAATTGGTCGGAGGGCTGTCAGGTATTTAAAAGAGTAAAAGATTTCAATGAGTTTATGGTAATAGTTAATAAAGCTAAAGATATACATGGTAATCACTTTACTTATACCTTAATTGAATCTAATGATATTTAGACTAAGTGTAATTATCTTAATGCTTAGCTCCTGCTCTGCACAATACCATCTTAATAAAGCTATTAAGAAAGGATATAAATGTGAGCAAACAGGAGATACTATCAGGATCACTACACTAGATTCTATCCCTGTTATAATTAATGATACTATAGTATGGGAAAAAATTATAAGTACTAAGGATACTGTAATCAAATATAATACAGTCTATGTACCTAAGACTAGACTAGATAAAAGAATAGAATATAAAATACAAGTAAAAACTATCTATAAAGATAGACTAGTATACAAATATAAGTATAGAGCTGAGGGACAAAAGGCAAAGTCTGAGGTAAAAAAAGCTAAGGCTACAAGACCTAAGAGTAAAGGTAATCTCAACCTGTTATTTGTAGGGGTAGGCATAGGTCTACTATTATCATATCTTTTTAAATTTGCGAGGGAGAAATATTTATGGTAAGAAAAAGATTATTCTTTGATATTGAGACGAGTTTCAACGTTTCTGTCTGTTGGAGGGCAGGATATAACCTCACAATCAATCCAGGTGATATCATTCATGAGAGAGCAATCATATGCATCTGCTATAAATGGGAGTCAGAGGGTGATGTACAATTTTTAACATGGGATAAAAAGCAATCTGATAAGGCAATGATTAAAGCATTTCTTAAAGTTATGGCTCAAGCTACAGAAATTGTGGCTCATAATGGGGATAGATTTGACCTAAAATGGTTGCGTACAAGAGCTTTATTACATGGTATTGATGTTATGCCCTCACCTAAGACTATTGACACGCTTAAATGGGCTAAAAGATACTTTAATTTTAACTCAAATAAACTAGACTATATAGCTAAGTATTTAGGAGTAGGGCAAAAAATGGATACAGGAGGACTTGACCTGTGGAAAGATATAGTATTTAAGAAAGATCAGCAAGCAATGGATAAGATGGTAGAGTATTGCAAAATGGATGTCACTGTCCTAGAAGCTGTATTCAATAAACTTAATTCCTACACTACTCCATCTACTCATTATGCTGTAATGGATGGAGATGAGAAGTTCTGCTGTCCTGAATGCACTAACTATAATGTGAGATATAATAAACAGGTAGTGACTGCAGGAGGTACTATCCATCATTGGATGTTATGCAATGATTGTAGAAAACATTTTAAAATAAATAATAAAACTTACACAGAGTATTTGAAATTCAAATATAAACACTAACTTTGCATAGTTCCATAGTGTAGAAAGCAGTTGTAAGCTCCCCAGCACGCAGCTGCTTTTTTTTTGTGTAAATAATGCTAAATAAAGTTTACAAATAACGATACTTTTGTAAGATATGCTTTACATAATAGGCATAATTCCGATTTAGTCAAGTTTTTCGCACTATTAACTTGGTATAACCTTAATAACTTAAAAGTTTTTAAGGTTTTAACCTGTAGCAATTCTCTCAAACTTGGTAAGTTTCGCTAATTATTATACATTATTAAGTAGAAATTACCTTTATTATATGTTTTACCTTTAGAGGATGGGTACAATTTTTACCTATCCTTATTTAGAATGAATATAAATTACACTTTTTTATTGCAGTTATAAAACTTTATACTATCTTTGGCGTATAGTTATTAACAATAAAAACTTTACACATGGACAAAGAACAAATTATGACAATCATTCTAGATCAGTATCAAGAATTAAAAAATGAAGCTGATGAGTTAAGAGATGCAGTAGGATATAGAGATTCTGCTACACAAAGAGCTTACACTAAAGCAGTAACTATTTCTAACCTAATAGACAGAATCAATGAAGAGACTAATTAAATACTTTACTCCTGTAGGAGAAGAGCAGAAAGGATTTGTTATGGCATTTGTCATAGTAATCTCTATAATATTATCAATCGTTTTTTTATTTCCACTTTTAACCTTATTATCA